CGAGGGAAAAAAGCGTGTATGGTGTTTTCACCCCAAACTATCAACCACAGAGAAGTATTATCATCAGCACCGGCGCCGCCAGCATTGATTACGTTTTCTGCTGAATCTACACCTGATAAAGCTGAATAATACGGGCTTAAACCGGTAAATCTATCAGGGTGAACGGTTACATCGCCGTAAAACAAGGTTGTTGCCATCAGTTCAGAAATCGCTTCAATGAAAGGCGCATTTTCTGAAAGTCTGAAGGCTGCCTTATCGATTGCAATGTTTACTAACTCTTCATCAATTCTGCCAAGTCCTTCAATTATACCGGCAGTAAAGAGCTGTTGTCTGGTCTGTGATTTAGTTGGTTGAACACCTTTATTGATTTGTCTCCAAGCTACTGCGGGCAACCCTGTTCTAAGTGTCGTTTTATGCCCGGTTGTAGTATTTCCTTCTACAAAAACAAGGTCATCAAGCACTTCGTTGACCTCGTTTAACATCTCGGCTATGCGTTGTATCTTACCGTTGGGGTCTGCTCGTCTGGCATAATCCGCTAAGGTTAAATTTGTGTTTCCAATAAGCGCCATCTTAATTCTCCTTTTTTTAGTTTACTTCATTGTGTTGCCATAAAACAACTCAGCATCGCTTTTTGATTTCGTCTTTTGGTCTCCTTCTACAAGCCCATCTTCACTAATGGCTTCTTTTCCTATCTTCACAAAAAGACTAACCAATTCCGTGTGATTTCCTAATCCTGTTTCATTTAGGAATTCACGTAATGCCGGTGTACCAAATTTTTCTATTGTTTTGTTAGCAAATACCAACTCTTTCTTAGAATCAACCCCTAAATTCTTAACAGCTTCCACTCTCCACGCTTCTTTTCTTTCGTTATTTGCTTCAACCGCTTTAGTTTGAGCCGCTTCTCCAAGCTTTGCCTGAAGATTTATTAATTCCTGGGCATCTTCTTGAGAAAGATTGAGCTTCTTTGCCACTGCTTTAAATTCATCCATTATTGGTACATCGACTTGTGCACCCTCTGCTATTGTGAAATCAGCATAGTTATCAGGTGCTTTCCCCTTTGTCGCTTCCTTTGCATCTTCTTTAACTTTCACTAAGGCTGCTTTTTTTTGCTTATCTTCATCAGACAGGTCTTTATCGTCAGCGTCTAAAAGTCTTTTTTCTTCTGTTTCTTTCTGCCCTTTTAGAAGCGCTGTCTTACTTTCCTTATCCTTTGTAGATAAATCTTCATCCTCGGCTTCCAGTAGACGTGTATTTTCCGTCTCCTGCTCTTCCGCTGTTAAAGTTACATCTAATAATGTTTCGTCTGCCATTTCCTACTCCTTCGTTTTGTCCCTTTAAAAGATAGCTACAAGCTCTGTTCTAAAGGGAAGTTAAAATTCTTCTTCATCTATCGGGTATTGCTTTTGAATACTCTCTTGTTCGCTTTTATTTTCATTGGACATTTGAATAAATAAGTCAGGTTTAGTATCCATAATATCAGCAAATAACATCAACCCTATTTCTCTTTTATCCGTATTTGTTGTTAAAAAAGTTTCCGCCCTGCTCATTACTCGCCATAATAATCTACGCCCTTCGGGTATAAGTAAGAGCTTCCTGATGTCATTCAATTCACGCTCTCTTAGTAGTTTGCTTCGTTCCTCTAATTTTTCCTTTCTTTCTTCTGGTGTCATGCCCCGGCTCCTGCCTGAATCCCCGCTAAATCTTTCACTCCCTGTACCGCCGCCTGGGCTTCAACTATGCCTTGCTCGGCTTTTCTCGCCTCTTCTCTCGCTAAACGAATACTCTTAACGAATTCATCACTTGATAAAAGTTTTTCCGGCGTTCCCACCATTCTGGAGTATATATTAAGAGCTTCATCATAATCTATTTTATCAATTACATCCGCTTTGACCTGGCTAAGATTAGCGGCAAAACTACATACTTGCTCCACTCCCGCAGTTCCTATCATTTTCCTCGCCTGAGCAAGGATAGATATATATTCAGTCTTAATATTATGCCCCCGCACTTCAGGAGGTATTTCAGGCACAATTCCATGCCTTAACGCTATCATAAAAGTACGGTCAATAAGCGGGTCTAAGAGTTCATCCTCAAAACTCTGCAATACTGAACCTAAAAGAAATTCTTTCTCTTGAATTTTCTTTGCTATCTCGTAAGCGGTTACTTGCTTTCTGTCCATATTAAGCAGCATTAAGAATAAGTCCATATAAAAAGTCTTAGAAATGGAGTCTTCAACTGTTTTAATACTATTGTCAATATCCCCGAAATTAAGATTAACTTGATATGTTGGGCGTACTCCCGCATTAGGCACACTTGCTGACATTGAGGTTATTCCGCCGGGTAAAGTATTTGGCTGCCCAATTACTAATCCGTCCTTTTGGATCGGCGGGTCTACCATTTTATCAAGCCCGAGTAATTTCTTCCGTACCATTTTTTGCAGCATTTTAGCATTACCCAAAGCATCTTCCCCGGGGCCGTTGCCATAGGGGCTTGAGGATATGATTGATTGCCAACGTGGGGCTAATACGGGGAATTCCTCATATCCGCCCATACGCAGTATATTTTCCTGTGGTGAGCCTTCTTCCCACTGTATAGAGCGGTAAGGCATGTTCTCAAAATTTGACTTATCAGGCACTCTCTCGTCATTTTCTTCTATTAAGTGGATTACCGCTATCCATTTGTCAATATCTTTCTTGGTTTCATAGGCCGCCTTTGCTAATGGGCTAAGGTTTTCAATCCCAAAAGTTTCGATTAACTGCCCTATTGTCATCCAGTATCTTCGTCCAAAAGCGTTCGGTTTGCCGGAGCTATCCCGCCCTATCCAATACTCGCCTGCTGTAAAACTCCGCCCCCTGATAATTGACATGGGGTCATCTAAAATCATAACCGCTCCTGAACCAAAAGACCCAGTTTCTTCATACACCTGCCCTAAGACACTATATATATTAGAGCGGGAAAATACACTGGACATCATAGCCTGTAACGCATCCAACCACAATCTAACACTCTCAAACTCCATTAAATCAAGGTCATCCATCCCCATCTTGAACCACGGGTTTGCTTCCGTGGTCATTCCCCCGGTCATTCCGCTGCCTAAGACACGGGCGCATTGCCTCGGATGATTGTTAAGCATAATTTTATGGTTTATAGTCTTGCCGTCTTGGCGTTCTTCTCCGAATGAGCCGCGTAATGGATTGATATAAGTTTTGATATCTTTCCATGTAGTAAGATATGGCTCGGCTTTGTCCTGTAATGCTTTTATTCTGCGTTCATATACTTTTCTATCTTTCATCCCACTCCTTTATGATAATGGGTCATATTCTTTTCTTACTTCAGCAAACATCTCGGCTTGCTTTTTCATAACGGGATGAGCAAAGGTTAATGCCACACAATCACCTTTATCCGGAGATGCCAATCCTCTTTTTTTCATAGCCTTTTTCGGCTCAAGGACTATATCGCCTGATAATCTGGGATACGCTTCCGGCCCCGTTAAGTCATCAGCCAATTCTTGATCATCGGGGATACAACCGCCCTCTTTTAGCCATTGCTTTGTCTTCCCCCACATCTCGGCTCTCTTGTTGGCAAATCCAATAGTATTTGATGCCCCGCCGAATGCGACAAGCGTCCACACCCTATTAGTCTGCTTGCCGAATGAGTAAACTCCTGTGCCATAAGCTAAATCAATAAATACCGCATCCGCCTTCTCTGCGTCTTCCCACTTTGCGACTGCTCCACCTATCACGGTATCATCATCATTCTTAAGAAAGGTTTGTAAGATACGAAATACTAATCCTTGTCTAATCCCTATAACAATTTTATCGCCGCCATCCCAAGCCATATCCACCCCAATAATCTTTGGGGCAAAATTATACTTATGTGCTTCTATTTGTCTTCCTCTGGCTGCTTCCACTAATGGAGTTGGAATATACTGTAATTCACTTGTTTTAGGAAATTGCCCTAAAATATGTACCCTAACCCAATCACTATCTATACCTAAATCATCAATCCATTCTTGAACTTGCTTTTGGTTGACCAAGTGGCTCTTCCTAATATCAAGCTGCCATTGTTTCCAACGATGCCTGAATTGTCCCCAGCATTCCCTAAATCGCCCTGTGTTTCGTGTGGGGTTTCCAAAGACCGCCCAGATAATTTCCGTATCTTCATCGGTTAATGCTCCTTCCGATGTTTTCCAGATGCTGTCAGGAACAGCGCTTGCTTCATCGAATAAAAGAATTATCCTTTTCCCCTTATTATGTAATCCCGCAAATGCTTCAGGTTTGTTTTCACTCCAAGGGATTTGGTCTATTCTCCATGTCCGTTCATGTTCTTGCTCGGTCGAATAAATAGCCGTAGCCGTCAGATTAAACCAATGCCGGGCAATAAATAAGCGATGCCATTTAGAAAGCTCCGCCCAACTTTTTGTCCTAAGCTGATTTTCCGTATTAGCGGTAATTACTCCCCTTGTATCCTCATAAGTAGATATGCCCCAAAGTATTAACCATGCGGCCACTGTAGATTTTCCACTGCCATTTCCGCTACTTACGGCTATCCGAATAACCTCACCGGCAGTCATTTCCCCACTCTGTAATTGGTCTCGTATATATTCTAACGCTTCTTTCTGCCAAGGTTCGGGGCCGTCATATCCGGTCAGTTCACCCTCACCCCATTCAAATGAATACATCACCCAACCATACGGATCATGTGAAAATGAAACCATATCTTTAATGAGTTCGTCTTCTATTTTTTTATCTTGTGTTTGG